CACAACGCAAAACAGCGACGGGCAAATCGAGGAAGACGCGGAACTGTACGCCACGCGATGGGCGAAAGTGAAGGCCCTGCAAGGCAACGAACGGGTTGCGGTGAGTCAGGTGCAAGCGAATGCAAACTACCAGGTACGCCTGCCGTCCGATCCGCTGACGCGGGCTATTACGGCCAAGATGTGGCTCCTGCTGGAAGACGACACGCGGCTGAACGTCACAGCCGCATACGACATCGAAGAGCGGCGAGTGGAAGTCGAACTGCTTTGCTCCAGGTAAACGGATGATCGAAGAAACGCTGGTTGCATTCCTGAAGAGCCTGTCCGCCGTTACGGCCATTGTCGGCGAGAGTAACGCCGCGCGGATCCGCCCGGATCGGCTGGACCAGGGCGAAACGCTGCCGGCCATCCTAATGGAAGTAGACGAAAATCCGCAAAACGACCTCTCCGGTATCGGCGGGCTGGTCTACTCCGACGTGACGTTGACCTGCCGGGCGACCACCAAAACAGCGGCCCGTGCGCTCGCGGAAGCAGTCAGGCTGAACGGAACGGACCCCGGCACGGGCATGGCTGGGCATCACGGCACGGTTGCCAGCGTGACGTTTGACGCAACGCTCGAATCCACCGTCGGGGCGTTTACGCCGAAGGCCGACGGCAGCGAAGCCGGCTGGTACGACGCAATCGCCACCTACGTTGTCTCATGCGCGGAGGTGACGTGATGGGTGTTATGAAGCGGATGGCAACGGCCCGGCAAATGGGCGGTCGGGTGGCGCGGCACACAGGCACGGTGATCGGCCAAAAGATGCTCGACCGCAAACTGAAATACCTCGCCACCCATGGCGGCAAGAAAGCAGCAAGAGCCGGAATCAATGCGGGGCTGACTCCGCTAGTCAAGGCGATGCGAGCGGCAATCAATGCGACGGATGCGAGCCCCGCCCTGAAACGACAGGCACGCAAAACCATTGGCAAGCGATTCGCGAAAGCGAAGTTCGGCGCGACGCGAGGACGTTACGAAGCCAAGGCGGGCTTTGCTGTCGGCAAAAAGAAGGGAAGGTCCGTCAAAGGCAAAAGCCGTGGCGTTGGCGTAGGCCCGGCTAATGTCCACTGGTTCGTGCTCGGAACGGAAAACCGAAAACACAAGGCAACAGGCCAACCTACTGGCCGCATAGCCAACGTGCTCGGAGGGGTGACGCGATGGGCCTACGCCAGCGCGGCCGCCCCGATGGTCCTCGCGGCGCGGGCGAAGATAGCGGAAGTGATTGAGCGCGAAGCGCTCAAAACCCATTAACCGAAAGGGGCAAAGCAATGGCAAAAATTAAATCCAAGGGTACAACCCTCAAACAGGAAATCGCAAGCACGTTGACCACCGTGGCACAGGTTATCAGCATCACGCTGCCTGAGTGCGAATCCGAGACGTACGAGGCCGACACGCTCGACAGCTCGGGTGCCGAGATATCCCACGAGCCGACCGGCCGAAGTGAAGGCGGCTCGGCGAGCGCTGAGCTGTTCTACGATCCGGCCTTGTCCGGCCACCAGTCGCTGCTGTCCTTAATTACCACGCCGGAGATTACCGGCTGGAGCATTACGTTTGCGGACACCGCCGCAAGTGTCTGGACGTTCGATGGGGCCGGTCTCTCGTTTGGCGGCACCGCTGCAATGAACGACGGACTCAAAGGCAACGTCAGCATCAAGCTGGACGGCCTGCCCACCTTCCCATCGTAACCAGAAAGCATGGTGACATGAAGGCAACACTAATTCGCGAGATGGATCAACTCGACCGCGAACACCTAGACGCCAATCGGCACCCGACCATCAGGAAGGCACCGGCGGGCACCGTGATCGATCACCCGGATGCGTTTCGACTGGTCCAGCAAGGCGTGGCTATTCCAGCCGACGAAGAATGTCAACGCGCGGCTAACCGGTCCGCGCAGCAATTAGCCGCTGCTCAGTACGCATATACACGCTTGGCGGCAGGCATCCATCCTGACGACTACGAGCTATTCGACGCCGGCGTGATAACCGGCTACAACCCCGACGGCACCCCGAAGCTTGGCCCGGCGGCCGAGCAAGACGAGTCCCTACAAACCGAAGAGGACGAACCCGACGATGAGTGAACACGACAGCAAACTCGCGACCATGGCAGAGTTGTTTCCCGCCAAGATACCACGACGGCATAAGATTGTGCCCCTGCCGGTGTCCGGCAACCGCGTGCGAATCCAATCGTTGACTGAACGCGAGCAATCAGAGTACGAGATGGCCGTGATTGCTCATGGCTCCAGCCGGTCTAAGTTCGTCCGGTCCAGACTGCTAGACGCCAATCGGCGGCTGATTGCCTTGTGCCTTGTCGACGCGGCCGGCAGTCGGCTCCTGTCTGACAACCAGGCCAATCAACTTGCCACATGGGATTCGGCCGACGCCAACTTCCTTCACGATGAGGTTGCGGCCCATTGCGGAATCAACCGTGAAGCTATCGAGGACCTGGTAAAAAACTCCGAGGGAATAGCCGTCGACTCGCCGCCTACCGACTCGCCGCCCGAGTAGGCGAGCCCGACGTCGACGCGATGCTCAGTCGGATGACACCGCAGGAGTTCGACGGATGGCTTGCCTACTGGAAGATCGAAGCGGACCCGGCCCGAGAGTTGTGGCGGATTCGCGAGATTCTGAAGGAAGGGTTCGCGGCCCTATGTGCGACATGGGGCGCAAAGGTCGAACCGGCTGCGTTTGATCCGGTGCAGGAGGAGGAACAGGAAGCGGCCGTTGCCCGCGAGGATTACGTGGCCCCAAACCAAGGCGCGGCTTTGTTTTCAACTTTCGCTGGTTCGCCAGCCCAGAGGGTGTAGTGTCGGCAATCGCAAACCTGGTAGTTAAGCTTGGAGCCCAAACCCAAGGGTTTGACCGGGCCATGCAGCGTTCGCGCGGCGGGCTGAATCGGCTGGGTTCGGCAATTCGTGGGCTGCCGATGATCGGCGGAATGCTTGGGGCGGCAGGAATTACAGGCGCTCTAACCGCCACTACCCGGGCAGCAAAGGTGCAGGAGGACGCCGAGCGGAAACTTGCGGCCGTGATACGTGCCACTGGCGGGGCGGCGGGATTTACCGCAAGGGAGCTTGCGACTTACGCTGGCGAGTTGCAAAAAACGACCAACTACGGTGACGAGACTACGATCTCCGCAATGGCTATTCTGGCGACATTCAAGCAGATCAAAGGCGATACATTTAAGGAGGTCACTGGACTTGCGCAAGATTTGTCCACTGTTATGGGGACCAGCTTGCAATCTTCGATGCTCCAATTAGGCAAGGCAATCAACGATCCCACTTATGGATTATCAATGCTGACTCGCGTTGGCATTACGTTTACTGAGCAACAAAAAGAACAGATTAAGACACTGCAAAAGTCGGGCGACTTAATGGGGGCACAGCGGATTATGCTTGCCGAACTGAAGTCGGAGTTTGGCGGCGCGGCCGAGGCAATGGCTGACCCGATGATTCAAGTCAAAAACGCACTAGGGGACGTTGCCGAAACGATTGGTGCGGAAGTATTGCCATTCGCGAGAATGCTTGCTCAAGACCTTACCGGCAATCTGACGAACGCCGGAGAAACCGCAACGAAGGCGTCGGGTGGCTTCAGCGATTTTGCCAAGGGCGTGTTCGTTGCCATCGACGTTCTGGAATGGCTGGATAAAACACTATTGACTGCCCAAATCGGCATGACGGCAATCATTAAATGGAACGAAGAGGTCAAGCAAAGTTGGTATGGCAACGATCCCGGCCGGGCAACCTGGATCGAGGAACTTGGCAAAACCATCCGCGGCCTAGAAAAACAACAGCAAGCCAATGAGACCGGCCAAGCATGGTCGGATCAAATCAAAGACCGCTATAGAGAGATTGGTGCGGAACTGGACAAATTGCGAGACAAGGCCGGTAAGCCATTTCCGCAGCCATCTGGCACCCCTGGTATCAGCCCAGAGACACTCAAGGATATCGAAGCCGCCGACAAAACTCTCGACAAAACTCTCGACAAGTGGTCCACCGATGTCCAGGCGTTCGGCCAGACAAGCCGGCAAAAGCAGATAGACGCCCTTGCCTTTGATACAGGAGAAGGGGCTGGCAGCAAGCTCGCCGAACTGCAAGAGCTTGACGCCATGTTGACTAAACTTGAGCAAAAGGCGGCCGGGGTCAAGTTTGGCGAAGGGCTGACCACACCGCTGGAAGAGCTAGAGCGTGCACAGCGCGATATTGCCAAGTGGCAAGACGTCGGCGCCCTGGACAGCAATCAAGCCGCCCGAGGCATGGAAGACGCTCGCCAAAAGTACCTCCGAAGCGTCGGGCTCGATATCGGCAAGAAACTCAGCTCACAAGAGAAGATCGACGAGGTTTCGTCCAAGATCGACGAGGCGATAGCGCGCGGGGCCATGACTTTTGAGGAAGGCGAGCGCGCCCTTGCGAACGCCCGGGAGGGTATTAAAAGC